ACGGCACAGCCAACACCCCGCTGGTGCCGACGTCGAAGGAATACATCCAGAACACCTACAACGACTCGTCGTCGCTGGGCACGCCCCGCTTCTTCGCGATGTATGGCGGTGATCTGACCACGGGCGGCACGGCCTACAACAACATCATTGTCGGCCCGTACCCAAGCGTTTCGTATCCCCTGACGATTACGGGCACCGTGCGCCTCAAGACCCTGTACCCGGCAGTCGGCAGCGACGGCTGGCCGACTCTGGGCACCGGCACCACCTTCATCAGCACGTACTATCCGGACATGCTGCTGATGGCGAGCATGATCTACATCAGCGCCTACCAACGCGACTTCGGCGCCGTCGGCAACGACACCCAGATGCCGGGCACCTACGAAGCCCAGTACGAAATGCTGCTCAAGGGATCGTCCACCGAAGAGGCCCGCAAGAGGTTCGCCTCGGCCGGCTGGACATCGATGGCACCGGCCCCAGCCGCCTCGCTGCCGAGGTAGGGCCTATGGCATATTCGAGCCTCAAGCTTCTGCCCGGCGTCAACGAGAACACGACGCCGGCCCTCAATGAAGCTGGCATTTCCTATAGCAACCTGATCCGGTTCATCTCTGATGGCCACAACGGCGCGCTGCCGCAGAAGCTGGGTGGGTGGACGGCCTACTACCAGAGCTCGACCTCGCCGATTGCGATGGCCTCGATCACCCGCGCCCTCTGGCCGTGGGAGGACACGAACGCGGTCACCCACCTCGCCGTGGGCATGCAGAGCTACGCCAACAACACCTCGAACAATGCGACCTTCACCGCGACCATCGCGGCCAGTTCGTCGTCGCTCGTGGTCAGCAGCGTCTCGAGCGGCACGATCTACGTCGGCATGACTCTGGGGACGATCACCGGCGGCACCTTCTCTTCGCCAACCACAGTCACGATCACGGGGCAGGTGTCGGGCACCTCTGGCGGCGCTGGCACGTACTCGCTGAGCCAGACCAATACCGGCGGCGGCTCGGCCTCGGTGACGACCGCGGCGGTGTACACCAACAACGCCCTGCTGAACGTCATCACCAACGGCTCGATGTTGTCGAAGACGCCGCGATACATTGCCGACAACGTGACCCCGACCGTCTCCTCGACGGCCGGCAGTACCTATTTCGTCATCACCGACAGCACGACGACCGGCATCACCCAGTACGACACGGTCTACATCGCCACCCCGATTGCGGTCGCTGGCGTGGTGCTGTTCGGCCTCTACGCGTGCGACCCGAACGGCTACCTGAGCAGCACCCAGTACACCATCCAAGCCGCGAACATTCTGGGTTCGCCGCAGGCGGCCACGCTGACAGCCGCGACCTCGAGCTTCACCGCCTCGATCACCGGCGGCGTGATGACCGTCACAGGCTCTCCTACGGGTACCATTCAGGTCGGCCAGACCCTCTCGGGCACTGGCGTCCCGGCCGGCACCGTGATCCTGTCGGGCAGCGGCACTTCGTGGACCGTCAACACCTCCACGGCCGTCTCGAGCACGACCATCACCGGCGCCCCTGTGACGCTGCCGCTGTTCACCGTGGCGTCGGGATCCTCGAGCGTCACCGTGACGCTGCCGAACCACGGTTATAGCGTCGGATCGACCTTCCCCGTCCTCGCCTCGACCACCGTGGCCGGCGTGACCTTCTACGGGAACTATGTCGTCACGTCGGTGATCGATACGGCCGACTTCACCATCGCGCCGAACTTCACCCCCGCCTCAAGCGGCACGGGCTATCTGAACAACGGCAACGCCCTCTACATCTATGGCTACGGCGTTGGATCGACCCCGACGACGACCGGTTACGGCATCGGCGGCTATGGCTCGGGCGGCTACGGCACCGGCTCGAGCGTCGTCGCCTCGACGGGCTACGCAATCCCGGCCGTGGACTGGACGCTGGACAACTGGGGCGAGATCCTCGTGGCCTGCCCGATCATGCCTTCGACGCAGAACATCGCTTGCGCGTCGTTCTCGGGCACCGGTTCGGTCGGCGCCATCACGCTCTCGCAGTACCTTGCCTCGCCGATCCCGGTCGGCTCGCAGATCACGCTGTCTGGCTGGTCTCCGAGCAGCCTGAACACCGTCCAGACGGTGACTGCATCGACCACCAATACCATCAGCTTCTCGACCACCACGACCACCGCCACCGTTGTGGGGACCGTGACGTGGAGCACCGCGCCTTACCAGCCGATCTATCAGTGGAACCCGCTTTCCTCGTCATCGACGGCGACGGTCATCCCGAACGCTCCGCCGGTCAACGACGGAATGTTCGTTGCGATGCCTCAGCGCCAGATCATTGCTTGGGGTTCGACCTTCACCGGCATTCAAGATCCGCTGCTGATCCGCTGGTGCGACGTCAACAACTTCAACTCATGGGTTGGCACGGTCACGAATCAGGCCGGCTCGTACCGCCTGCCCAAGGGGTCGAAAATCGTCGGCGCGATGCAGGGTCCGCAGCAGGGCCTTGTCTGGACCGACCTCAACCTCTGGGCGATGCAGTACGTCGGCCAGCCGTATGTCTATAGCTTCAACGAGATCGGCTCGAACTGCGGCCTGATCGCGCGCAAGGCCGCTGGGTCGCTGAACGGCGTGGTCTACTGGATGGGGCCGACGCAGTTTTACAGGCTGTCTGGCGGCGGCGTTGAGCCGATCCTGTGCCCGATCTGGGACGTGATCTTCCAAGAGCTGGACAACAGCAACAACGGCGCGAACCTATACAAGATCCGCACTGCGGTGAATGCCCGCTTCGAAGAGATCACATGGTACTACCCGACCGTGTCGTCGGGCGGCGAGGTCACGGCCTACGCCAAGTACAATTCCGCGCTCAACATCTGGGACTATGGCACCCTTGGCCGGTCGGCGTGGATCGACCAGTCGGTTCTCGGCGCCCCCATCGGCGCGGATCCCCAGAGTCTTTACCTTTATCAGCACGAGACATCGAACGACGCGGCCGGCACGGCCATGCAGTCTTCGCTGCAGACGGGTTATTTTGCTATCTCAGAGAGTGATGAAAAGGCCTATGTCGATCAGGTCCGCCCGGACATGAAGTGGGGCTTCTTCGGCGGCAGCCAGAACGCAACGGTCAACCTGACTTTCTACGTGGCCGACTATGCCGGCCAGACGCCGCAGGTCTACGGCCCCTACGCGGTGACGCAAAGCACCCAGTACATCTCGCCGCGCTTCCGCGGACGTCTGGTCTCCGTCGGCGTTTCAAGCAACGACGTTGGTTCTTTTTGGCGACTTGGTAATATCCGCTACCGCGTGACGCAGGATGGGAAGTTCTGATGACGGCATCGGTTACAGATATTCTGACCGCGATGAAGAACGTGGTGGTCGCTTTGTCAAACATCGCGACCAATGTTCTTTCGCTGTACAACAACATCGCCACCGTTTCTCTTTTCGAGGGCGCTGCGACTACTTCGACATCGGTCCTGTACACTGCGAATAGTGCGACAAATTCGCATGTGAATACGATCAACATCTGCAACACGGCCGGAACCTCGGCGACGTTTTCGCTGTACATCGTCCCCTCGGGCGGCACGCCTTCGGCCTCGAACGCGATCTTCTACAACTGCCAGATCTTGGCCAGCACGACCACGCTCTGGACTGGCGTTTTGGTGATCCCCACCGGCGGCACGCTGCAGGGCAGCGCCTCGGCCGCCACGGTAACGTTCTCGATTGCTGGGGGCAGCGCAACATGAGTATTACCTCATTTCCTCCCGCACCGGTCTCGACGTCCAGCTCAGTCGCGGCACCTTGGTACATGCAGGTGGCCCGCGGCCTCGTCCCCGGCTGCTCGGAGGTCAATATCTATGGCTTTCAGAGCGCGTTGCCCTCCAGCAGCGGCGCAACCTATTACCCGGTCTGGGAAAACGCGACCGCGTACACATATCCCGCATCGGCTACGACTATGCTCTTGTGGTCGTCGTCGGCGTCTGACACCAACGTGTCGATTCTGATCCAAGGCCTCGATGCTTCGTACAATCAAATTTCCGAAACGCTGACGTTGACCAACGGAACGACGGGCGTGACAACGGTCAACAGTTACCTGCGGATCAATGGCATCCAAACCTCTGGTTCCGTCAACGCGGTCGGCACCATCAACCTCGGCAATGCCGGGAAAACAGTTCAATACGCCGAAATCACGGTCGGCAATGGCAAGAGCCAGATGATGGTGTACACCGTGCCGAATGGGTACACCTTTTACCTGACGCGCTCGAACGCCTACTCCAGCCTGAACGGCAACACCGCAGGAAACTACGCCAATTACCGCGTGCAGACCTTCACCTCGACAGGCCTCGTCCAGACGGTACTGCAGGCCCCGTTCACAACCAACTACCAGACTCTTCGCGTCTCTCCTCGGGCGTACCCGCAAAAAACCGACATTCAATGGCAGGCTGCGGGCAATCCCGCTTCCGGCACCTTTTCTGTCGGCATCGGCGTCGAGGGCGTCCTGATCTCCAACACGGCCGCATAAGGAACACGTCATGCCTCTCAAGAAGGGCTCAAGCCAGAAGACCATCAGCAAGAACATCGCCGAGATGGTTCGCGCCGGTCACCCGCAAAATCAGGCGGTGGCGGCAGCCCTGAACGTGGCGCGCAAGGGCCGCGCGGCGGGCGGCGGCATGCCCGACGACAGCCAAGAGGGCACAAGCTCTCAGACCGTGCATGTCGGCCCGATCCACAGCTCCGTGGCTGGCCGGACAGACCACCTGCCGATGCACGTCCCTTCGGGCTCTTACGTGATCCCCGCCGACATCGTCTCGGCCGCAGGTGAGGGCAACACGATGGCCGGCTTCCGCGTCATGCGTCGGATCTTCGGCGGCATCCCCTACAGTGGCAAGGCGATGCCCTATGGCCAGTCAAGCTCCCCGTACAATGAGCCGCTGCCCGGCAAGGCCGCAGGCGGCGTTGCGACAGTCCCGATTGTGGCCGCTGGCGGCGAGCACGTCGTTTCGCCTGAGCAGGTGATGCGCATCGGCGACGGCGACATGGAAACTGGGCACCGAGTGCTCGACGAATTTGTGAAGCGCATGCGCAAGGAGACTGTGAAGACCCTGCAGAACCTGCCCGGACCGAAGAAAGACTGATATATTTGGAGATGAAAATGACTACTTCTTATGACGATATTGTCGTCCGAGTGGGGACGCCTGAAGACTTGAATCAAATTGTCGAGATCGCGCTCCAAGGCGCAGAAGAAAATGCTTTCGTGAAGTCGAACCCAGAGAAGCTGATCGAAGACTTCTGGCACGGTTTGGTCCAAGATCACGGGATTGTCGGAGTCATCGGCAAGCCCGGAGATATTATTGAAGGCGTGGTACTTCTACGCCTCGGCACAATGTGGTATTCGGATGTGCCGGTGATCGAGGAAAAGGCGGTTTTTATTCGCCCCGAGTACAGAAGTGCAAAGGGTGGAAGGGCTCGGAGACTTTGTGAGTTCTCCAAGCAAGTCGCAGATTCTCTTGGTCTACCCTTGATCATCGGGGTGGTGTCGAACCAGCGTACTGAAGCAAAAATTCGCCTTTACAGGCGACAGTTTGGTGAACCGGCCGGGGCGTTCTTCCTTTACGGGGCGAAGACCGGGGAACTGCAGTGACGGAGAAGTAAGTAATGTGCGGTAAGTCGTCACAGAGTACACAGACGGTCTCGATTCCGCCAGAGGTGCTTGCCCAGTACCGGGCCGTCACTGAGCGCGCCAATCAGATCGATCAGCAGGCGTTCCAGCCGTACTCGAACGACCCGAACGACTTTGTCGCGCCGCTCAATCAGACCCAGAACTACGGCATTGCCAACACAAACGCCGCGGCCAATCAGGCTCAGCCCTATTACGGGGCGGCCACCAACTACGCGCTTGCTGGCGGCAATGCCGTTAATCCCACCCAAATCGGCGCGCAGCAGATCGGCCAGTACATGAACCCCTTCTTGGGGACTGTGGTCGGCAACACCGCCGCGCTACTCAACCAGCAGCAGCAGGCCCAGATGTCGGGCCAAACCGGCAACGCCATTCAGCAGGGTGCCTTCGGCGGCGACCGCGCGGGCATCGCCGCGGCGAACCTCGCAGGCCAGCAGCAGTTGGCCTTTGGCAACGCTATCTCGCCGCTGCTGACGCAGGGCTACAACACCGCGCTGCAGACAGCTCTGCAGCAGCAGGGCGTCGATCTTGGCGCTCAGCAGGCGAACCGTCAGGCCCTGCAGCAGACCGCTTCCGCGCTTGCCGGCCTTGGTGCTGGCGCGCAGACGGCTGCCTTGCAGGGTGCGCAGGCCCAGCTTTCGGCTGGTCAGGTGCAGCAGCAGACCGAACAGGCCGGCAAGACCGCGCTATACAGCCAGCATCAGCAGGCAGTGTCCCTGCCTTACCAGCAGCTCCAGCAGCAGGCGAACATCTCGGAAGGCATCGGCGCGAACTCCGGATCGACCACGACCGGATCGTCGGAGCTCTCGGACCGTCGCGCCAAGCACGACGTGCACGAGATTGGCCGCACCTTCGACGGCCAGCCGATCTACAACTTCAAGTACAACGGCGACGACCGTACCCAGATCGGCCTCATGGCTCAGGATGTCGAAAAGCATCATCCCGAAGCCGTGGGGCTTGCTGGCGGCATGAAGACCGTCGATTACGGCAAGGCGACCCACGACGCTGCTCGCCGTGGCCACTTCGCCAACGGCGGCCTCGCCGGCAACAGTGAAGGCGGGATGGTCCACATGGGCCACATGGGCGAAGGCTACGCTGGCGGCGGCATGGCCGAGCCAATGGGCTACGGCTCGTCGCCTTTCGTTGGCTACGACCCGACAGCAGCCTATCAGTCGCTCTACGGCGGCCTGCTGGGGCATCAGGGCGGTATGGGCGCGCAGGGCGGCTTCAGCATCCCGACCGGCTCCCCCGGCCGTGCCCAGTTGGTTACTCCGAGCATGAAAATGCCGGAGCTGCCGAGCGCAGGCGACGAGGCCAAGAAGGCGGCCGACACGGCCATTGCCTTGGGTAAGCTCGGCAACGATGCGCACCTGTTCCACTTTGGCAACGCCGAGGACCGGAACTGGACAAGCAAGCCCTCTGTCTCGTCGGGTGTGGCTGGCTCGAAGCTCGTCAATTCGATGGCCCCGATCATCGCCCGCAACAACGCCGCTCTTTCTTCGGAAGCGAACAGCAGCGGCATCGGCGCGAAAAGCACAGAGAACCCCGAAGCCACCACGGACTCCGGCACGGACTCGCTCGGGTCGGAAAGTGCGGACATTTCGTTCGAAAAGCGTGGCGGCCGTATCGGGTTCGGCCTTGGCGGCGGCATGCCCTATGCCGGATCCACAGAAACCGACGTCCCGGACGAGAAGCTAGACGCCAACAAGCTCATGCAGGCCGATCCGTCGGGCCTTGCCAAGCCCGGCGGCGGCGGCGCGAGCGGCCTGCTCGGCGCGGCCGGCTCGCTGGCCTCGCTGATCCCCGGCGGGCAGGCTATTGGGTCCGCGCTTGGCGCTGGCAGCAAGATTGCTGGATTGCTCGCCTTTGCGCACGGCGGCTCCGCTGGTGACGGCGGTGACGACGAAGAGTCGGGCGACTTTGTTCCGAAGAAGGAAGACATCCCAGACGACAACCCGCATGCGCAGCTCAATGTTCCCCCGCTCAATATGCCGAAGCCCGACAGCGGGATGAGCGGCGCATCGCAGGGCCTTGGGGCTATGGCTGCGATCCTGCCGTTGCTCATGGCCGCCAAGAACGGTGGCGCCGTTGGATATGCTGAAGGCGGTGACGTTGGTGATGGTGATGACTCGCCTCTGCTGCGCAGCATCATGGGCCAGCTTTCCGGCGTCGATCAGGAAAAGTTTCTGGACGAGATGCAGGAAGACGGCGCGGCTCCGAAGCCCGAATCCGCGCCTATCGGCCTCGGCCCCAAGGATGGTGGAAGCGCGCCGCTTCCGGCAGCCTCGGGCATCGCCCAAGGCCTGCGTGCGAAGATCATGAAGGGCGAAGGGACCGACAAGTTCACGAACCCATACGACGTGGTCTATGGCGCGAACCCGCGGACAGGCCTGTCGCCGTATGCCAACCCGCACGACCATCTGAGCTCGATGCCGATTGGCGACGTGCAGGACTTTCAGCGTCAACTGATCGGTGCCACGAAGGGCAAGGTCCGCGGCCTCGGCCCCAATCTGGGGACCGGCGCTGTCGGTGCCTATCAGTTCACGCGCGATACGTTGGCCAATCTGGCGCATAAGCTCTACGGCGACAACTGGCGCTCGATGAAGTTCACCCCCGAGGTGCAAGACGCTCTGGCGGCTGAGCTGGCCCGTGAGCGCAATGGCCACCTCGCCGGCACTTGGGCGGCTTTCCGCAACGAAGGTCCTGAGGGCAAGGCCCTGCGCGCTCAGGCGGGCTACGCCTCGGGCGGCCTTGTTGGCCGTCACGGCTACGAAGAGGGCGGATCCCCGATCCGGACCGACGAAAATGGATACCTGATCGATCCGTCAGACTCCTCCGATGACTCCGAAGGGTACGGTGACGAGGGTTACACCCCGTCCGGGCAGATGGGCTCGAGTGAGTTCGCGAGCCCGTACAGCGAAAAGCTGGTCAATGACGCGCTGGATCAGGCGGGCGGCAACATCAATCAGAACATGACGGACGAGGCCGCGCAGGCCGATGCCGACACGCAGCGCCAGCTCCAGCCCTTCCTCACGAAGGCGGGGCGTGCGGCTGGGCAGCGCATCAATCAGATGGCCGATCAGGAGGGCATTCCCCGCGACCGTGGCGTCCTCGGCAACGTCCTGCACGGCAAGTTCATCAGCGGCCTTGGCAAGGGCGAGGCTGACTCGTGGCTTCCGCTGCTTGCCGGCATTGGTGCTTCGATGTCCGGCCCGTACCGCGGCATCGTTGGCCTCGGTCAGGGGCTGGCGGCCGGTGCCAAGACGGCGCAGGGCCTTCGCCAGTACGAGCTCGAAAACGACATCCGTCGTGGCCAGCTTGGCGTTGCGCAGCGGCAAGCTGACACAAACCGCCTGCATGTCCTCACGAACGCCGTGCCTCAGTTCATGAGCCGCTTCCGAGATGCAGGCAACGGGTACTTCTACGACCCGACAGGGCATTTTGCCGGATCCGGCCCGCTTGGTGCGAATGGACGTCCTATGCTTACCGCAGGCGAAATGGATCGCCTGCGCGGCAATTTCATCGACCAGATCGCCCGCAATTACCAAATGGACCCCACCCAAGTGTCGGCTGCGGCCGGCCTGAGCCCGGACGCTGGGCCGGGTGGCGGAGGGCTTATGCCGCCGACCCCAGCCCCGACTGGCGGCGCAACACCCGCACCCGACGCGGCCGCAACCCCCACGGGGCAGCCCACGCAGCACATCACCCGTCACCATCCGATGCGGAAGGCCGTCTCGGCTGGGCCAGCTTGGGCGGAGCCGAAGAACTACGCCACCGCGCCAGAGTACACGGACATGCCGGCAAGGACGCCGGGTGCCGCATATACCCCGGAAACGGACCCCGATGTCTTGCAGCGTCGTGCGAATTCGGGCGATCAGGGGGCTGCTGCCTTGCTGAACAGGTATCGCAGCGGTGACTTCGCCCCGATTGTTGCGAGCACGCAGCGCCCTGACAGCGCGTATACGTCTTGGGCTTCTGGCCTCAAGACCCAGCGGGCCAATGTCGATACCGACCGTCGTTCGGCAGTCGATTTCCGCAACGGCGCCAGCAACTACAAGACCGAGCGGGACGCTGTGGTCACGCCTTCCGATGCGTTCCTTGCCAGCGCCAAGGATCACGATCCCAGCCGCACTGGGCGCGGTCTGGTGTACCAGATGAGCCGCGGCCTTTCGCCTTATGGGGTTGTCGGGGGTGAGGCCTCCAACATCACCGACGACGCTTCTGCCGCAAGGGCAATGGCGCAGGGCGCCGCTGGTATTGCGCGCAAGTACGGCATCCCGTTCGCCACGCCCAATATGGACCCTGCCACGACTTCGGCGGGCTCGCTGTACTATGGCGTCATGCTCGAGCGCGCGGCCGCCAATGCCGCGCACCACAAGGCCGATACCTTCTATCACCACGACACCGCGCTTTCGGGGCAAGGTGGGATTGGGCAAATGTCGAAGTTCAACCGCGAATGGGCTGCCGGGAACCCGGTCACCAAGTTCCTTGGTCAGGATGTGAGCCGCAACGGCTTCATCAAGGGGATGACGCCGCAGGAAAAGGCGCAGTACGTGCAGTACCTTCCGCCGGTTCCGAAAAACGGGACGCCTCGCAACGGGCTGT